GTAGTACCGAAGGCAGTAAATCCTTGTCCGAATGTGCCAGCTTCTGTGTAGACATCTATTCCTGTGTCTCGGAAGTTAACGACGTTGGTAGCACCTGATTTAGCAATGTCAGTTCCGGTAAATGTTATTCCACCAATTTCTAATTGGTTGGCTCTAATAACATTGGAATTACCATCTAGCATCTGTGTGGAATCTTCTCCAAAGAATGATCCCTTGAACAATCCGTTAAACTGACCTTGATGTGTGTTAGTCGATGTATTGACTAATACTGTGCTGTCGTCGCCTACGATATTGACATTGATGTTCTGACCAACGGAAAACGCACCTAATGGTTCTCCATTGATAGTTGAACCTGCGGGTAGATTAACCGCAGTTCCAGATGCTGTAATAGTTGCTGCACCTAGTTTTATGCTAGAACCGCTGAGATACAGATCTCGGAATCTATAAGAGGCTGAACCTAGATCAAACTGTTCGTTGCTGTTAGGAACAATGTGTGTGGCTACTGTTCCGTCTAGATAAAAGGTACCTGTTAACGAATCGACCAATGCCTGTGATCCGCCAACGGTTGACCCGTCGTCTGCGAACACTGAACCTTTAAAAGCGTCTGCTGTAATAACACCAACGTAGTTGGAAAGATCAACTGTTGCGTTAATCCTGTTATTAAAATCTTGTATCAACGAATCGTACGTAAATGTTATATTTGTGTTTGTAGCATTACCTGCTACTAGTGCTGCACCAACGGCATCGACAGCTTCTTCCGAAGTAAAACCAGTCACCGGAGGCAGTGCATTTGGCAATGTTGCTCCATCACCTATGTATAGTTTTTTATCGTCAGTGACCCACAATAGCTCGCCATTTGCGAGTGCTTGGGTCATTGTTTGTCGTTGTACGTTGGTGCCTCTGCGAATCTGTAAGGGCATAGTTTTAACTCCTGGGATCTATCCTAGCTGAATATATTTATGCCTTTGTTTCCAGAAACAAGAGTCAAAAAAATAGGGCCCTGAGGCCCTATTAAAATGCGTAGTTTAATCTACAGTAGGACCGTTTCCGCTCCTAAAACCAACTACTCCGCCTTCTTCTGCTATGCGCTTTAAAACGTCTTCGAATAAGATAGGCGCAAAGTCTGGAGTTTGTTCTACACAAACGCAATGATAGCGTGGATCGATTTCATCACTGTATAAAATCTCTCCTGTTCTAGCATCAACTCCACGTGCTTTACGAACACGATTGCTGTGAGTGTGTCCGTGAATGTTAACACCAAAACGACCTAAGCTATCACTGTGTACAGGAATATGACTTAAGATCATACCGTTCATCACATGGTATGCACGTAATTCTCTAAAGTATGTCCTGTACTCGTCATCACGGAAGATGTCGTGGTTGCCACGGATAAGCACCTTGTCCCCATTTAAGCGGGATAAGGTTTTTAGCGCCTTGCGGTTTATAACCACATCGCCAAGGTGATAAACCTTGTCCGTGGGCTTGACTCTTTCGTTCCACGCCTTAACCATAGCTTCGTCCATTTCGTCTGGATCTGTCCACGGTCTTAACTTCTCTCCGTCATTGCGAGTAAAGCGGCAGACGCCGGTGTGTCCGAAATGTGTGTCGCTTACTAAAAATACACTAGGCATCTTGCCCTCCTTTCCTATAATTTTAACATTGCCATTGTGGCTGTGGATTCATTTTTAAACCCTACATAATAGGGTCTTGCGGTATAGCCTGCGGTTTTATTAAACTTAGCTTTACCCCAAAATGTCGAATCCCAGCGCCATCCTTCTAATTCTTTTACAGCCTTTTCTATTCTATTAGAATCAGAGCTCCAACGATCGATTAGAAAGGCATAGCGATAGCCCTTGTGATACAGATTGTGTCTTCGATCTAATTTTACCAACTTCATACTGATCCTTTACATCGACCAGTATGCCTCCGAACTTGGATCACAGCAACGAGGAGTGTCTGTGGCAATTTGGATGTCTTTACCGGTCATCAAATTTTTAACTGTTTTGTATGTGGGCTCATATTCGATTAGGAACATGGGCTCGGGATACATGTGCTTCAATTCACGAACTTCTCGATCCATCGAAGCGGCATCTTTACGATCAAACTCGTATGTACCTACGCAACGGAGACCTAGTTTATTTCGGCTACCGTATTTAGAAACACGAGTAAGACGCTTGTCTTGCTTGTAAATTCTTAGAGTGTATTCCATTTCGCTCTCCTTAATATACTTCTTTTACAATATTAAATTCGGCGGCAGGCCACTTGGCTTTGAATTCTTCCGATTTAACGTAATCGTTATATCCCCTGGCATCAAAAAACATTCTGGTAAATTCTGTTTTCATTTGACCCTTTTTAGTAATGGTCAAATAAACTGATTTTGCTTTGCCTGCCATTTTACGCTCCTTGTTTGCTAGTGTATGTGTATATTATACAGTCAAACGAAAGCCCTGTCAACCGAAATTAACAGGGCTCGTGTTGCTAAAAAGCCACAGTTAGATATCGCCTTCTCGTTCTCGATGTGCTCTACGCTCTGCGGCAAGAACAAAGACTTTTTCGTTGTCGTTAGTCCATTCTACAGCTTTAGGAAGAATGATTCCAAACTCAGTTGTTTGACCGTTAATAGTGTGTGGCTCATTCTCGTCGTAGGTCCAACCTAGTGCCTTCATCATACGATGCTTAACTAACAGGTTAGGACTACGAAACACCTCGGTGTCATTAAAGCCTAACATCACTCCGATTTCACAGACAGCACCAGAACGGCACACACCTGCTACACAGTGAACAACAACGTTCATACGATTTTCCAATGCATGTTGTAGCAGTCGAACAAGCTCGTCGGCCTGCTCTTGGCTGCACCTCATGGCTTCTTCTAAGACCTCGTCTTTAGCTTCGACATCCAAAAACTGAAACTGATGGACTTCTTTGAACTGGTGCTTAGGTGTAGGGAAGTCTCCAGGAGGATCCACAATTTGAATCAGCATAGAGTTTATGCCAGCATCGAAATGAAACCCTTTCCGAATATCGCTGAGTGCTACGTTTTGAATCCAAGGCATAATTATCTCCAAAGTAAATCGAAATTGCCATTCATTATTTTTTTAACACTAGCGGTCTTGCCGCTGATGTGATCCTGTACTCTATCATCTTGAAAGCGGTAAGTGCGAATCTTGTCTCCTCGCATCCCCGACCCAACCTGTTGCTTTCTATCGTAGGCGATGTTATCATTATACTGTCTTTCCACAGCATTGTCAATGCGTTGTTGTATTTCTGACATAGCAGATTCTAGACTATTTTGTCGTGAGCGGCATTCTGATTTGGCAATGACGCCTGACGGGATATGTGTGATTCGACAACTGTTCTGATGTTTGTTGCGATATTGTCCTCCAGCACCGGTACCGCTATACCATTCGATTTTTAAATCACCGGACGGTATAGCAACCTTTATCAACGGTGTGCTGGTGTCTATGACGGCTACGGTCACAGTGCTGGTATGAACTCTGCCCTTGCGTTCCGTAGGAGGAACACGTTGTATTCTATGTCCACCTGGCTCGTTATCTAAGCCTGATAAATCTGCGCCCTCAGCTTCTAAACTACACTCGCCAAGACGCACATCTATAAGGCGGGTAGTTCAACCCAGTTTCATTCCTAATTTCGAGTACGCTTGTGCTAGATCGCTAACAAACAACTTGCTATCTTCACCGCCTTCTGCGGCACGGATTTCGATTACACGTTTCATTGGTTTCTCCTTTTCATCCATGTATATGGTGTGCCATCCGGACACTTACCATCTTTGATTGAGTCGGCTCCGAACAAGCCAACTATTTCCATCCCATCACCGTTTATTGTAACGAGGATTCCTAGTGCTTTAGCAAATGCCAAAGCTGCTGATAGATCTTTTACTTCTTCCTCACAGCCTCTGCCCGCTGTGTCTTTCCATTCTACTTTATACATCTATTTAATTTATCAATAACCTTTTTGTTTACGTTCAAATAATCCTTGGCAGTATATGCATCTAGTAATACCTTGCTGTGCTAGTCGCCTAGCTTCGGGAATTTCCTCTCCACAGTCTTCGCACTCTGCTAGGCTAGGACCTTTGGGTATTTTTTTCCGGACTTCCTCGATAGCATTGAGATGCATATGGATGGAATTCAACTGAGCAATTTCAGCTTCTTCTTCGTTGTTATACTGATAGTCATCTGGTCCAGCCATAATAGTTCCTTAGTTATTTACAATGCTAATATTATAACATCTTTCAAGCTGTGTGTCAAGTGGTGCTCTAACCAAGAATCGAACTTAGAATACCGACATACCAAGTCGGTGTTATACCATTTAACTATAAGAGCATTTTGGTCCGGCGTACAGGAATCGAACCCATATTCGCACTTTAGAAGAGTGCTGTATTGTCCATTATACGAACGCCGGCTAGATGTATTCTATATCAGCAGCTAAGATAAATCTATATTGTTCGCTTTGCACGATGCCCGGGCGATGCCATTGATCGCTGGGATAGATTAACCAATTGTAGTCTGTGGGTTTGACAAAAAACTTGTCATCTCCCTCAGGCCCGTTTGGAGCCATTTCAGTGCCGCAGTAATCACGATCTTTAACATCATCGGGGATGTGTAAGTAGAAGATCCCACTTAGCATCTTAGAATTAGGATTTTTTGGATGCCAATGATGATGCCATAGATTGTCTCGATTTTCGGCACCCTGGAGATTTGTCATAAAACTCCAAGCCATCATTTCAGAGACTTTGACTTCTCTTCCGAGATACATGAACACTGAAAACATGAAACTCATACGGTACTTTAACCATACAGGTTCCTTACGTGCAAACATGTTTTCTTTGGTTTGAAACTTGGGTGAGTTGGTGAAGTAATTACCCTCTGCAATGATTGACTTTATTATGCCTACGGCTGTTGCATTATCTTCGGGCGTAATTACTGAACTGAAATCAAATTTTCGAAAGATATCGTTTTGATCTATTACTTGCATATTATGGAGCGGAGTGAGAGAATCGAACTCTCGACCGAAGATTGGAAATCTGCTGTTTTACCATTAAACTAACCCCGCATACATTTATTTAACTTTTGGTCTCGCCACCAGGAATCGAACCTGGATTTAATTCTTAG